GATGAAAATACTAGAGCTTGGGTCTGGATCAGTCCCTTTACAAGGTGCCGTGCATCATGATAGAATAAAGCATTCCGAATGGATAGATGTAGCATGGGACCTAGAAGTTATTCCTTGGCCCTGTGAAAATGAGGAGTGGGATGAAGTCTATGCAATTGATGTGTTTGAGCATCTAAATACAGAAATTGTAGATTGGCTGTCTGAATGTCATAGGATACTTAAGGTCGGCGGAAAACTTACTTTAAGACTTCCAGCATGGGACAACGAATTATCTTATCGTGATCCAACGCATAAGAAAGTTTTTCACCATGAAACATTTGACTATTTTGATCCTGAAAAAGAATTGTATGAATTGTTTGGAAGGTACTACTGGGATAACGTTCCGTTATTTCAGGTAACATTTGTAGGTAGAGAAAATAATGACCTACGATTTGAACTGATTAGGAGATAGTATGTTAAAGCCAGTATTTGCAGATGTAAAAGAATTTAGATATCAAGATTTATACCTACATTCAGTTAGTGCCCCCGCAGGACATAAAATATTAAACACCTGCCTTGAAATAGCTCAAATGTTAATTGAAAAGAATATTTCATATGGTAATTCAGCCCTTGAACCAGCAAGAATATTTTCAACGGCGGATTCAACAGAACAATTAAAGGTTCGTATTGATGATAAATTAAATAGAGTAAAGAATAACCAAGGATACGCTGGAGATAATGATATCGATGATTTAATTGGATATTTAATCCTATATAAGATAGCGAAATTAGGTTGATTTTTTAGTCGACTAGGAGTATACTCTAATATATGTCTGAGATAGAATTAACCCACCATTTTGACCGCATGAATACTGTTGTGTCAGAATTGCTTAAAGGTAACAACCCTACCCAAATTGCCGCCCTCACAGGCTTTAAGAGAGCCGAAGTAGTTGAGTTGGTAGATGAGTGGAAGAGTGTTGCTCACAACGACACAGCGGCCCGTGAAAGGGCTAAAGAGGCTATCTCTGGAGCAGACCGTCACTACGCAATGCTTATTAAAGAAGCGTGGAAGACAGTAGAAGATGCTGACACTCAGGGACAATTAAATGTTAAAGCCACCGCTCTAAAGCTTATTGCAGATATTGAAGGAAAAAGAATTGGAATGTTACAAGAGGTTGGACTCCTTGACAATGCAGAACTAGCAACACAGATTGCAGACACTGAAAGAAAGCAAGACATCCTAGTAAAGATATTAAAAGAAGTTACGGCTACCTGCCCTAAGTGTAAAATGGAGGTTGCAAAACGTCTTTCTCAAATAACTGGAATAGTTGAGCCCGTCATAATTGATGCGGAGGTTATAAGTGGATCTTGATTTTAATGATTTAATTGACATACTAGATGGCGAAGAGTTTGATGAACGCCCAGTAGACCTAAGAACATTTGTTACAAGCCCCGACTATTTAGGGCTACCAGAACTATCAGAACACCAATACACCTTAATTGAAAAAAGTTCTCAGGTGTATAAAGAGTCCACTCTTATCAAGTTATTTGGTGAAGAAGAAGGCTCAAGAATGTTTAAGCAAACCGCTAATGAAGTAGTTGCTCAATTAGGCAAAGGGTCTGGCAAAGATTATTGCTCTACAATATCAGTAGCCTATATAGTATATTTACTATTGTGCTTAAAGGATCCCGCAAATTATTATGGCAAGCCGCCAGGGGACTCAATTGACATTATTAATATTGCAATAAATGCACAGCAAGCAAGCAACGTTTTCTTTAAAGGATTTAGAACCAGAGTAGATAAGTGCCCTTGGTTTGTTGGCAGATATACCGAAAAAGCTTCAGAAATAAAGTTTAATAAAAACATTACCGTACACTCAGGACACTCAGAACGAGAGGCTTGGGAAGGATACAACGTAATAGTAGTTATTCTAGACGAGATATCTGGCTTTAGCGTAGAGAACACAACGGGCCATGAGCAAGCTAAAACAGGAAGTTTAATTTATGAAATGTACAGGGCTTCAGTTGACTCCCGTTTCCCAGACTATGGCAAAGTAATTCTTCTGTCATTCCCAAGATATAAGCATGATTACATACAGCAACGGTATGACGACGTAGTTGCAGAAAAAGAAACTGTAATTAGAACCCATCATTTTAAATTAGACGAACTACTTCCAGACGGAACAGAGGGTAACGAGTTTGATATAGATTGGGAAGAAGATCACATCCTGTCTTATAAGTACCCAAGAATGTATGCCTTGCGTAGACCAACATGGGATATTAACCCAACAAGAAAGATTGAAGATTTTAAAGTAGCATTTTATAAAAACGCCCCAGATGCTTTAGGAAGATTTGCTTGCATGCCATCAGAAGCAGTTGATGCATTCTTTAAGTCAAGGGAAAAGATTGAAAGCGCATTTAGCAACATGGCTTTAGCTGTAGATAACTTTGGAAGATTTGAAGACTGGTTTGCCCCAGACCCAGATAAAGAATATTTTATACACGTAGACTTAGCACAGAAACACGATCATTGTGCAGTATCAATGGCACATGTTCAAAAATGGGTGAACGTAAAAGTAACCGACACCTATTCTCAACCCGCACCAATTGTTGAAGTTGACGTAGTAAGATTCTGGACTCCGACAAAAGACAAGTCCGTAGACTTTACAGAAGTAAAAGATTATATATTATCATTAAGAACTAAAGGATTTAAAATACGTGTGTGCACTTTTGACAGATGGAACTCTCACGATATGATGCAGCAGTTAAAACAATATGGAATTGACACCCAGACTTTGTCAGTTGCCAAGAAGCATTATGATGATATGGCCATGGTGGTTGCAGAAGATAGACTGACTGGTCCGAGAATTCAATTGCTGGTTGATGAACTTTTGCAATTAAAGATTATGCGAGACAGAGTAGACCACCCAAGAAAAGGATCTAAAGATTTGGCGGACGCAGTATGTGGATCTGTATACAATGCTATTAAGATGAGCAGGCCTTCTAATAACGAAGAGATAGACATTCACACTTACAGTTCTTTAAAGTGGGATAGAGAAGAAGAAGACACAATTGTTACAAACATGATAAGAGCACCAAGAATGCCTCAAAGCTTATCAAATGCACTAGAAGGAATGGAAATCATATGAGCATATATCAAGATCAGGCTAAGGAGTGCAAGTGTTGTGGAAAACACGTTCCTCTGCCGACCACATTGAAAGAGTATCAAGGAGTAGTACTTTGTCCAACAAGTTTTGCTAATGTTGTAGAGTATAAAAGAATTTGGAAGTCTATTGGCAGTAGACCTACTGGAAGTATAAGAAAACACTTTTCTGATTATGTTCAGCAAGTAGTAGAATCCACCATAGACAAAAATGAGGACGGAACCCTATGACAGAAGAAGAAGATCAACAAGATGCAGATAAGCTATCATATTATCTAGAAATAGGTGCCGTTAGTTTAGAAGGTATGGATGAAAACGGAGAAATGATTTATTCAATTAGCGAAGATGCTGAAACTATAGCTCCAGAATTATGGCGATCCCATACAGAGTATGTAGATAGGTCTTTACTGGAATTGTATGAGCAGGGACTTGTTGAAGTGGAATATAATGAGAACCTTGAGGCCACTCTTCATATTAGTCCAGAAGGACAAAAATTTGCTAGAGAAAAAGGATTAATTGAAATGGATAGGCCCGAAGATATTCCTAATAATTAATATAGTATAATAGAGATCTGCACCCCGTCACTGGGGAGTCGCAGACTATTCGGGTCGCTACCCGAAGGATGGACCTGAGTACGTCCCCAAACTGCTCATTTAAATTTAAGGGGAAACATGTTTGAGTATAGAATTAAGCAAGTAACAAAAATTGTAGATGGAGACACAATAGATGTCGACATAGATCTAGGATTTAGTATTTCATATGCTCAAAGACTTAGGCTGGCAGGAATAGATACCCCAGAGTCTAGAACCCTAGATAAGCTAGAAAAATCTTTAGGTGTTGAATCAAAAGATTACCTTAAGTCTAAGTTTAAAGACGCAAAGGTTATAGTTGTAAAAACAGAAAAGCCAGACAGCACAGAAAAGTATGGTCGCATACTTGGATGGATTTACATTGACGGCAACACAAAGTCTATTAACGAACAGATGATTGAAGATGGATACGCTTGGGGATACATGGGCGAAACTAAGGTTAAAGATTTTGTAGCCTTAGCAGAGAAGAGAAAAAAGAGCGGTAAGTAATGCCTGTATATGAATACAAGTGTTCGCATGATGATGCACACGCAACAATGTCAGTACATAGATCAATAAAAGATAGTGATCCAGGATACACATGTGTTGAATGTGACTCAGAAATGGTTAGACACTTTACACCATTTGGCATACAGTTTAAGGGTAATGGCTTTTACAAAACAGATAATATTAAATAACAACATGGTATAATTAACTAAGTAAGCAAAGATATTGCATTACTTAGGAG